ATTACAAAATGAAAGATACAATATTGTTTGGAGATTGTCTCCAAACACTTAAAGAATTCGACGAAAAAGCTAGGTGTTGCGTCACATCTCCACCTTATTATGGTTTAAGAGATTATGGAGGGGAGGATTGTCAGATAGGACAAGAAGAATCTCCAGAAGAGTATATTCAAAAATTAGTATTAGTATTCCGAGAGGTGCGTAATAATCTAACAGATGATGGAACATTATGGTTGAATATGGGTGATAGTTATTATAACTATAGACCTGGAAAAGGTCAATCATTAGTTAAACAAACTGTTGCCAACAGTAAGCAAGATTTACCAGACAAATGTGCAAGACGAGGTAATAAATTAGATGGGTTAAAAGAAAAAGATTTAATTGGAATACCTTGGATGTTAGCATTTGCATTAAGAGCAGATGGATGGTACTTAAGGCAAGATATTATATGGCATAAACCTAATCCAATGCCCGAAAGTGTGAAGGATAGATGTACTAAATCCCATGAATATTTGTTCCTACTAAGTAAGAACAAGAAATACTATTATGATAATGATGCTATTAAAGAACCAGCGAAAGATTGGGGTACTCGTGATAGAACTAAAGGGAAATATCATAATAAAGGTACAGGATTACAACCCCATTCTGGACTCACTAAATCATATCCAACAAAGAATAAAAGATCTGTTTGGAGTATAACAAATAAACCATATAAAGGTGCTCATTTTGCAGTATTTCCACCCGATTTAATAATACCATGTATCAAGGCAGGTAGTGAGAAAAATGATATAATTCTTGACCCATTTATGGGTAGTGGTACTACTGCAATGGTAGCAAAAGATCTAGGTAGGTATTACATAGGGTGCGAATTACATGAGGATTATGGTAATTTAATGCAAAAACGTATAGGTGAAGTAAGAGGAGATTTAAAAGAGTTCTTGTAAACAAGGGGTCATGCCTAAAGTGTCCCTATAGTGTAGAGGAGAGCAATTCCTAGTCTCTGACATAAATGGATACTCTCTCCCCTACACCTATTGTTTATTTCAAACTACATGGCAACACGCAGAAGAACTTCAGCAACTCGTAAGACTGCTAAATCTGCTACACCCATTGTTAAGGAATCAAGGGCAAGTGTTAAGAAAGTTACAACAACTGCCCCTAAACGTGTAAATAAAGTTACACCGAAAGAGGTAATTAAAGTGACAGAAGTAACACCAACTCCCGTAAAAGATACCCTTAACTTAGAGAAACTATTCAAGGATTATCCTCGTGATGGTTTCGCACTTGCACTTCTTCCTTTACTATTATTGGAAGCATTAACCAAAGAAGGTTTAAAGTTAGCAGGTGTAATTTCTTAAATTATATTACACTGGGGGTTGAAAGATCCCCTTTTTCATGTTAAACTAACAATTATTATTACCAATGCAAAACAAACATTTAGAACACCCAGAAGATAGTGTACTTAGTGGTGACTTAAATGTATTAAACTGGTTCACTGCTAATGGTAACATATCAGCAAAGATTGATGGATCTCCAGCAATAGTTTGGGGAACTAATCCAGCAAATAATAAATTTTTCGTAGGAACTAAAAGTGTCTTCAACAAAAAACTCATCAAAATCAATCACTCTCATGCAGACATTGATAACAATCATAAAGGACAAGTGGCAACTATTTTGCATCACTGCCTTGATAATCTTCCTCGTTCAGTTATTATCTACCAAGGTGATTTTATCGGTTTTGGTGGCAGCAATACTTACAATCCTAATACCATCAGATACTTTTTCTCAGATAAAGTTCAACAAAAAATCATAATTGCACCGCATACATCTTACACTGCTAAATGTGATTTAAGAGATGCGATTGCAAGTCCTATTAGTGACCAACAACTCATATCTTTATGGCAAGATGCAAAAGATGTGATGCTTATTCGTCCTTATGTAACAATATCAAATAATAGGTATGATATAAACAATTCATGTAAGTTTGCGAAACAAATTGCAACATTATGCGAATATCCTACAGTTAAAAGACAAATACTACGGATAAAGAAGCAATTAAATACATGTATTCGTGAAGGAATAGAGATAGATGAGTTAACATTAGAGGCAATAGCTAATGATAACAACTGTGACGTGAATGTATTACGTTTATGGAAATTAGTCCAGACAATTAAGATGGATATGTTTAAGTATATCACCGTAGATGATGATATTGAATGTTACATTGAAGAAGAAAGATGTGATCATGAAGGTTATGTAATGTCAAATGAGTTTGGTACATTTAAACTCGTGAATCGTGAAGGTTTTAGTAAAGCAAACTTCAACATATCTAAAATGAGAGAAAGGGGTCATGCTTAAAGTGTTGTAATAGTGAGAGACAGTTACAGGTCAAACTACTCTGACATTCATCTTAATTAGACTGAGTAAATCAGTTAGCATAGATGATAAGAAGCAGAGACATGACGTTTGATTAAAATTACTTACCTGTAATGTCTCTCCCACTAAATTACATTTTTTGGAGCATTTATGTCAACTTTACCTGAAAGAATTCTCGATTGGACTGAAACCTATTGCGAATCTTTGACGGAAAATTACAAACAACATAGTGTAAGTATGCACCAAAACTTTACATCTGAATGGTCAAAAGATCAGTTAGAAAGTATAAAGAATGGCACTGCAAATCTTACTAACTTTGTTATAAAGAATGGTCGCAAGTATTACAAGATTATGCAACGTGAGTTTGATACATTTCAAGATCGCAATGAATGGCGAGAAGGAAGTGTTCATGCCTTTGTTGATAAGAATACTGGCGAAGTTTACAAACCAGCATCATATAACTCACCAGCAAAGCACGTTAGATATGATTTAAGAGTCATAAATGATCGTGCTAAGTTACATGATCCCCGATATACTGGGTGGGCAGGTGGTTATCTCTACATGAGATAATCCCTGTTTTTAAGTATAACTAATTAATGCACATTTCAAGGACAAACTAATGATTTTTGATGTAAAACTTTATGTTGGTGGTAAACTATTCACCGAATCTGTTCATGCAGTTAACAGAAATGATGCAATAGATACTGCCAAAAATAGAAACCCTCATGCAAAAGTTGTGGGTGTTAATCCTAACATAGGAGGGTAATTATGACCACTATGTTATACAAACCTGTTACAAGATACACGAGAGCAGGAAAGAATGGTAAGCAACTTAAGTGTCCTAAATGTCAATCAGTCCGTACAATTTATCACTTTAACTGGTCAGGATTAACTTGTCCTGAGTGTAAAGAATCAATTGAAAAATATGATTGGTTAGTAGAAACAAGGGGTCATGGGTAAAGTGTCCCTATAGTGAAGGCATACATCCAACTCTGGTAGTCACTCCCTTCACTTGTATTTTCGATCTATTGTTTATGTCAACTCTTGCTAATGAAAGCATCTTTGAAACATTATTTGAAGAGGCATTAGAGGAAATAGGTATAAGCGAAGATTCATTATTCTATGCTGATGCGTATAAAACAGCACAGTCAATGGCAATGAACAAGTTTCTATCTAACAACCCTTAATTCACTTTTTAAATTATTATGTCTGATACCAAATTTCGTACACTAACTATCACTGAAGCAGAAGAGACTGCACTCGTTGAAATTATCAAATACTTCAACGATATGGGAACTCCTGATAATGTTGATAGCACAGATTACGACACTTTATGTGAAAAAGTCTGTGAACCTGCTTTCTGGGAGTATAACTAAACTCCCATTTTTTCTGTCCTTAATTATTACTTATCATGCTTGAAACATTCATTGAACTTGCTGATTATGTGTGGGATTTCTATGCACCTAACAGCGATCTTTATCCGATTAAAGGTTTAACTATGGATGAAGTTTATGCTGCTATATTTGAATATAAGCAGAGATTACTAAAAGTAAGTTATAACAATCCAGAGTATATTAAGGCATTTGGTAATAACTATACTTACGGATATGGTGATAGTTTAGATCGTGAAAGAGTAAGAGATATATTACTTGAAAACCCACAATTATCATGGAGTAACTAACAATTACTACCGCACAATT